GATCTTTTAAATCATCTATTTCATCGGCATACTTATTATATATTTCTGCTATTTTAGAACCAGCGACAAAACTTAGTGTTTTATTCATTTTATTACTTGGATGTAATCTTTGTGTTGTTTGCCATTTATTTTCTTCTTTTGGATCTTGAACAGTTCCACCAAGCTCTGGTTTCGATTTTGCTTGTATTTCTTGCTGAGTTAATTTATTTTTATTTCCATAAAATTTATTTATATAGGAAGTAAATTTTTTCTTTTCATCTGGATTAATTTCTTTTGCTATCTTAATTACATCATCTTTTAGTATAGGTTCTTTAGTTCCATACTTTTTAAGTAATGCTCTATTAATTCTTTTAAGAGTAACTAAATCAATTTTATTTTTTTGCTGATATATCTTTGACATTTTTCTTCCTATAAGAGAAAATTATTTCCTTAAAACCAAGGAGAAGAATTTTTCTCCTTAATAATAAGCAATTTAGTAGTAGTCTACTAGAACAGAAAATTATTTCTCTTCTTTAGTTTCTTTTACTTTACTAAGACCTTCTAATGCAATAGCAGTATCTGCAATAGTCTTATTAGTTTTACCAGCTTTTCTAAGTTTATTTAACAAGTCGGCTGATATAATTCCAGCACCAACTCCACCAGCAGTTCCAGCTACTTTCATTAAATCTCTGTTTGTATTTTTTATTGTCTGATCGTTTGCAAAATTTGCTATATTTTTAGCAGCTCTTCCAAGTCCCATATTTGCTTTTGTATTTCCAGTATCAAAAATAGCACCATCAGGAACTCTTGCATTTTTAAAATTAGCAACTCTTGCACCAATATTATCTCCAGCTCCTGCTAAAGCTCCGCTTGCTCCAAGCGACTGAATACCAAATACAGCAGCAATAATAATTCCAGCCACTACAGCAACTCCACCAGCAACTGCTAGTGCTTTTTTAGTAGAATCTTTTTTAGCAACTTTAAGAAGTCTTTTAAATTTTTGTTCAGCATCTTTATATTTTGCTTTTACTTTTGTTTTATCGTTTCCTTTTGACACTTTGAATTCGTTTTCAAGTTTTTCAAAAGCATCAGCTACTTTCATTGCTTCATCATATAAAGGTTTTAACGCTTGAGCTGAAGCCATATCACCTTTATTCATTAATTTTTCTCTTTTTTTGTTTATATATTTTGCTAATCTTCCAATTTTTTTACTGTTTTTAAAAAACACTATTCCTTCTGATAGATATTCAATATCATCTACTCCAGCATTATTTCTAATTTCTTCATATAAGTCCATAAAATACTCCAATATTATTATAATATTATCTTTACTTGTAAAAAAACAAAATTTTTGTTAAGATATGTCGTATATATAAATAAGGAGAGAATATAGAATGGCAGAAGAAAATAAAAAAACTCCACCTAAAGCACCTAAGATTGACATGGATAAAATTGTCAATGTGCCTAAAGGTGAGAGAAAGAAGAAAAAAGGGAAGTTTAGTTTTACAGAGGCTGAAGTCACTCCTCTTCCTTCAAGAGGATTGCTATATAAAAGTGTAACTCAAGATCCTGATATTTTAAATGGACAAATTCAAATGTATCCAATGACTGTAAAAGATGAAGAAATTCTTTCAACAAATAGATTTCTTAAAACAGGTGCTGCTACAAGAATGGTTATTGATAATTGTGTAGCTTCTGATATTGATGCTAGAGATATTTTACTTTATGATAGTAATTACTTACTATTCTTTTTAAGAGGAATTTCTTATGGTAATGACTATAATTTTAAACTAAAATGTTCTAATTCTTCATGTGGAATGGAGTTTGAGCATACTGTTAAAATTAATGAATTAGAGTTTGAAGAACTTCCAGAAGATATTAAAGAACCTTTTGTAGTTGAGCTTCCAAAAAGCAAATATAAAGTTACTTTTGTTCTACCAAGATTAGCTCATTCAGAAGAAATATATAATAGAAACAGAAAAAGAAAAAAATCTACAAATTCGTCTGATCAAAGAATGGTTGACAATTTAATTGTAACAACTATTAAAATTACTGATCCAGATGGTAATGATATTCCACCCGGAGACTGGGAAGAATTCTACGAGTCTCTAATTGGTATGGATAGAGCTGAATTAAACGAAAAGGCAGATTTTTCAACTGGAGTTGATAAACTGGAGGGAGTTGTGTGTCCATACTGTGAATCCGACTACTCAGGTTCTATTCCAATTGGAATAGACTTTTTTCGGTTTTAATGAAGAAAATATAGATAGAGTTAGAGAGAGTATCTTTTATTTAGTTAAATGGGGATATTCTTACGCTGACTTAAAAAATATGAGTATTGAAGAATATAATAAATATGTTTTTTTGTTAAATGAGTATTATAAAGAGAAGAATAAAGCTTCAAAACTTGCTTCACAACAATCTTGACAAGAAAAGAATAATATTATATAATTATTAATACATTATTATATGGTTCGCTTAAATGCTTGCCATATAATAAAAATATTTAAAAAAGTGCTTGACAAGAAAAGAATAATCTGCTATAATAATAGTAGATAAATAAAAATAGCCCAATAGTCCAATCCCCATAGGGAACTGACAAACAGGCCAAGGAGAAACGAATGAACAAACAGGAAACGCAAGCAATGCTTGCAGCAATGGAAAGCGATCAGAAAAAGGGAAGCGGAAGTTTTTGGAGTCCAGAGCCAGACGAGAACCAGATCAGATTTTTACCACCTATCAAAGCTAATGGGGAAGTTCTTCCTTATTTTCACCACAAAGTTCATTGGATTGACGGAACACCTTACGAGTGTGTAGCTCAGACTTTTACAGACAAAAATGGAAAAGTTCACGAAGCAGAACATTGCCCTGCATGTAAAATATCTAAGAAGTTTTACAAGATTGGTGAAAAAGACTCAGAAGAGAGAGAGATTGCTTATGATCTTTCAGCAAAAGATAGATATATCTTTAGAATTGTTGACAGAGCAAAAGATGAATCTACTCAAACAGAACCTGAGTTTTATGAAGTTGGACCTACAATTTTCAAGAAGTTCTTTGGAGTTATGAAAGGTGGAAAATATGGAAATATTGTTCATCCTCTTGAAGGAAGAGATTTCATAATTGATAAGCAGGGAACTGGACGAAGAACAAACTATGATAATAGTATGCCTGATCCTAACATCACAAAGATTTTTGATGACACAGAAGACTTGAAGAAAGTTCTTACTGCAATTAAGGATATGCCTTATAGCGATTTGATTGAATTTTCTTCTCCTGCAACTCTTAAAGAAGCAGTAGACGATTATCTTGATCCAGATGGTGAAGAGAAAGAAGAAGTGAAAGCTCCTTCTAAAACAGTAGCAAGAAAAGCTAAAGTAGCTGAACCAGTTGCTGAAGAAATTGATACTGATGAAGAAGTTGATACTGATGATGTGGATAGCATTTTAAGCGAGTTTGTTTAAAGTATAGGGGCGATTAATTTCGCCCCTTCTAAGAGGGAAAATGGCAAAGACTAAAATAGAAAAAAAAGAAAGTAATATCTTTAACGATTTAGATGCAGTAATTCAAGCTCAGTTTGATAATGTAATTGACTTATCTAAAGTTGATGGAAAAGTAAAGACTTGGTATTCAACTGGAATTTATGCTTTAAATTATGTAATGTCTAAGAATCTAAATTATGGAGTTCCAGCTGGAAGAATTACTTCATTCTCTGGTTTATCAGGAACTGGAAAATCTTTAATCGCAGCAACAATAATGAGAGATCCTCAACTTGATATGGTTATCATTCTTGAAACAGAAGGTGGAGGACACGCAAAGGAACTTATTGAATTTGCTGGAGTAGATTCAAGAAAAGTTAGAATTTTGAAATCTCATACTTTTGGTAATTACAAGATTCACAAGAAGACAAATAAAATTGAAGATGTTCCAGATTCAAAATTTCCAGTAAAAAAAGAAACTGATACTCATTTATTCGTTGAAGGTGCTACAAGACAAGTTAAGAAACTTGTAAACTCATTACAGTTTAATAAGAAACTTGAAGATGCTAAAATTTTAGTTCTTCTTGATTCACTCGGAAATCTTCAGTCTGTAAGAGAGTATGGTGGAACTTCTGATATGGGAGCTAGATCACAAGATGTAGGTAGATTTTTTAGAACCTTTGATACAGCATTTGAAAAATCTGGAATTGCTTTTGTTTTTACTAATAAGCTTTACACTAACATTGGAAATATTTATGATCCATATAAAGAAACTGGTGGTGTAAACGCTGAATATAATCCAAGCGTTAGCGTTAGACTTTCTGAGCTTGCAGCAAACGATGAAGTTGCAGATAAAGATATGACAGCTGAAAAAGATAGAAGAAAGACTTCTCTTGGAAGTTCTCTTAAATCAATTAGAGGACAGATAACTAAATCAAGGTTTGGAACTGAAAGAAGAAATGCTTGGTTTTTGTTTGACTTCGCTGTTGGTCCAGTTCAACACTCTGGTCTTTTTACTCTTCTTAAAGATTTCGGAATTATTGAAAAGAGTGGCTCACGATATTCAATAAAAGAATGGAACAAAGGTGCTTCATTCTATAAGAAAGAATTTATTGATATACTCTTAAAAGACGAGCAAAAGAATATAGATCTTTTTCAATCACTTCTTGAAAAAAGAGAAATTGAAATGAAAGAAGAAAAGAAACAAATTCAAGCAAATGATATTGAAGAACTCATAAATGAAGAAGACGAATATGAAACATCAGAAATGATGAGTGCGATGGAAAAAGACGCAGAAGGATAATTATGAAAAAATTTGTAGCGGTTGGAGAAATGGTTGTTGTTGCTTTTGAAAAAGCAAAGAAACTTAAAAAGACAACTAAATCAGGAATAGTATTGCTTGATGATGATAATGAACCAGATAAGTATGATGCTGTTGTAGAATCAATAGGAAACGGAGTAAAAGATCCAGAATTTAAAGTTGGAGATATAGTTCTTTTCAACGATATGGATATGAAAAAGTTTTCTGAGCCAAATGTAGCTGATCCTGCTAATCCTATTATAAAAGGAATTACAAGAGCTGTTTCGATTTGGGGAGTGCAGAAATAATTGAAAGTTCTAATCACTGATGCTTACATTGCTATCGGTGATATATCTAAGGAGGAAGCTGCCACAATAAAAGGCAGCTTTACTTTTAAGGATATGTCAAAAGCAATGACAGCAAACGGCTTTAATAAAAGAAAAGTAAAAAAGGTCTGCTTTGCTAAACAAAAAGGAAAAGCATTAGTGATTAGAACAGGGTTTCTTAAAACTTTGTTTGAGCTAATTAAAGAAAATAACTATAAAGTAAATGAAGTAGTTGATAAAAGAACTAAATTAACTACTAACTCTTTTACTGATAAGCAATTAAAAAAATTATTTAACCCTGATTTTAAATATATAGACCATCAAATTAGAGCATTAAAGGCTTTACTTAAAACAAATGTTGGGATAATAAAAGCACCAACTTCAGCTGGCAAAACTGAAATAATAATTGCTTTAATGAAAATAACAAAACTTCCTATATTAATATTAGTAGATAGTGTTTCACTGGCAACTCAAACAGCTAAACGAATTTTAGATGCTGGAGTTGATTGTGGAGTTTGTCACGGAAAAGCAAATATTCCTGGTTTTAATGTTATATCAACAATAGGTTCATATAAAAAACTTGGAGATTTAGCTAAATTCAAAATGGTAATAGTTGATGAGTGCCATATTGCAGCAAGCGCACGATTTCAAGAATTCTTTCAAAATACAAATTATCCATATAGATTTGGATTTTCAGCAACTCCAGACGGAAACGATAAATATAAGTTTGCTACAATTCGGCAGCACATTGGAGATATAATTTCCGAGATTTATACTGAAGAGCTTATTGAAAATAAAGTGATGGTAAAACCAAAAATTAAGTTTGTTAATGTAGATTGCGTTCCAACTCCATCATGGGATTCTGCTTATGAAAAATGTATAGTAAAAAACAAAGATAGAAATAAGAAAATAGTAGAAATAGCTCTACAGCAAGATGTCCCTACATTAATATTATATAAGATTATAGAACACGGAAAGGCTCTTGGTGAGCTTATACCGAATTCTATTGTCTTATCTGGAAGCGATAGTGGCGCAGTTAGAGAAGCAGCTATTGAAGATTTTAAAAGTGGAAAAATCAAGTATCTTATTGCCAGTAATATATTTAAACAAGGAATATCAATTAATGATATACAGACATTAATTAATGCTTCTGGTGGTAAGTCCAAGATAGAAGTATTGCAGAAAATTGGACGAGCATTAAGATTACATAAAGATAAAGATTATGCTTTAGTGTATGATTTTATGGATTTAGGTAATAAATTTACTGAAAGACATTCCTTACAGAGAGAAAACTTATATAGAAAGACAGGATTTACTGATATAGAGATTGTAGATAGTTCCCTGTAAAGATAAAGTATATTACAAAAAGGAATTACAATGGCTAATCTTGAAGATATCATATTTAATGAATTAGAGACAGAAGATATAAAAGATGTAAGTGTGAATGAAGGTGTTTTTATGTTAAATCCTGCATTAGCATTTCTTACACTTAAAAGAAATACCCTTAAAAAATTAAAAAAAGTAGAAGACGCTACTGCTGGAAATTTGAAGAAAGCTGCAACTAAAACTAAAGGAAAAGCATTAGCTGGTCGAGAAAAAATAAAATCAGACTTACAGCTTGGCGGAAAAGATCCTGATTCTACATCATATAAATTAACTAAACAGCAGAAAAATGTTTTAAGCGAAATTAATGAGAAGTATGGTAAAGAACTTACTAATGATATATTAAAATTTAGAAAAGATGTTCTTGCTCCTTATCAAGTAATAAAAAGAAACGTAAAGAAAAATAAAATGCTTACCTCTAAAGAAACTTTTGGTATGACAAAAGAGCAATTCAAATCAGCTCTTGAATCCGGAAGAAGAAAAATTGAAGCTAGAGGAACAAGATTTGAAAAATTTGATGACTTAAAAGAAAAATCAGAGAAGCAAGAGAAAGCAATTGCTGATTTAAAGAATATAAAAAAAGGAATAGAAACTAATAGAACAATTCCACCTTCAATACTCGATAAAATATTACAGGAATATGACTTAGGTAAAAAAGAATTCGGCGATTATTCAATGAACGATTTAAAAAAAGCATATTTTGAAATAATTAAGAATGTTGATGCAGTTGCTGATCTTGATGCTGACGATGAAGCCGACGAACTAGATAAAGCAAAAGAAGTAAATAGATTAATTCAAAGAAACGTAGATTTAAGAAAAGGTCGTATCGCCAAACAAGATGTAGCTAAGAGAATGGAAATTAAAGCTGCTGAAAGAGGATATTCTGATAGCGATAGAAACGATTATAACGAAAGTGTTTTATATGAAAGCGATTTAACTAAAAACAAAAATTTTAGATTAAGTAATGGTGGATTTAACTCCGCTCTTGGACTTTACTTTTTAAGAAGAAATATAATGTCTCAATTAAAGCCAGAAAAGAAAAACTCTATATATAAACAAACATATAAAAGAATTGTTGATGAACTTATAAAACAAGCAGAAGAAGGAAGAAAAAAAACTTCTGCTAAAATAATTAAGAATAAGACAAACACTGAATTTAATGAAAGAGAAAGAAAAATATGGGAATTGAGACCATCAGTTAAAACTCAATCAGGAAACTTAGACGACTATATTCAAAAGTTAAAAGAAGATGATTTTTTTAATCCAAAATATTTTAAAAAGTCAGATAAGTTAGTGAAAGCTGAAAAAGATATTGAAGCTGGAATTAAAAGATTTGAAAGAAGCTTAAAGAAAAAGATCTCTAAAGAAGACTATGCTAAACTCAAAAAATATAGATTGATTAATAACTTAATTACTGTTGGAGAGTTAAAATCTCCAGATAAGTTATTTAAAACTCCTGAAGAAATAAATAAAGAAGCTAAAGACTCTAAATCAGCATTCTTACCAGATGACGAGTTTAAGAGAAAAATTAGAGAGATTGCAACTATTGAATTTGATTCTATATCAGATCTAAATAAAGCTAAAAAAGAAGCTGAAGATTTATTTAAAGCAAAAAGAGATCAAGGTGATGATGAAATTGCTGATGAGATGGAAGGATTACTTACTCAGATCAAGAGAAGAAAAAATATTAAAGCTAATAAAGTAAGTGGAAACGAAATAGAAATGACAGATAGCGATTTAATTGATGCTGGTGTTATTGAAAAAGCAATTAAAAAGATGCTTTCAAAAGACTATGGAAATAGCGATGACGATTTTAAGAGAGATCAAATTAGAATTAAAAATATGATTAAGAAGTATAAAGAAGATGGTGGAGAAGCAGCAGAAAGAAATATGGAAGAAATCGACTTCTTGTTTAAAAAGCTTCGAGCTAAAACTAATACTATGAATTTTAGAGATGAATAAGGAATTATTTTATGCCATTCATAAAAGGTATTTGGGTAGAACCAAAAAAGACAACAGCAAATAAAATAATTAAACCTTCTCAGGTCAATTTACGTTTAATGTATAGCAGACCAGTTGGAAAGACTTATAGAGTAGTTCAAGAAATGATTTTGGCTAATGGAAATGTTTATGACCCACGGCCAATTCAAATGAGAGATATCAACAGAAGATCTTTAGAACAAGCAATAAAACAAAAAATTGGAAGTTATGATAATAATTATATGAAACTTGTTTCATATTCTACAAATAAAGCTACTTTTGATTTTGACTATAAAAAATGGTTTAATGATTCTTTGAATAATATAGCTCCAAGCAATAGATTATCTAAGTTTGAACAAAGGTTTAAACTTAAAAAACAAGTTCCAAAAATGATACAGTATACGGTTAATATGGATTTTGACAAATTCTTGTTAAGAAAATTTAAAGAGTATATGGAAACTAATAGAAAACATAGAACTTGGTTTGAAAAATTTTTACCTAGAGAAATTTCTGGAAAAATAAGAAACGGAATATCAAAAATGTTTGATTATACATATGACTATCAATCAAATACTGTAATAGCAAAACTTAAAAACATTTATATAATGGGAATACTTTTTGCTGTGGGTCATACAGTTGATTCCAAACTTAAAGGTAAAAAGTTAATAGATATTGATTTTGAAAAGTCCGTGAAAAGAAAATCAAGACAGTTTGATAGAAGAAAATGGGAATCATTCATTAAAAAAAGATTTATTTAATCCTATTGATAAGTTAATCTGGTAGTCCTTTTAGGAATATCGAAGGACTTTAAAATGAATAAATTTATCTTAATAGTGGCAGTGTCGTTAATGATTAGCTGCACAAATCCATCTTCAAATATAAAACCTGGAATAGTAGTAGATGAATCAATTGGATTAATTGCTGGAATGAATTTAGATGATAATTTGTTATTATGTAATGATGGAGTTTATAGCTCTGGAACATTTTCTTTTACAGATTATGGAATATCAAACCAAGCTTTTAAAAGTATAATTGATGAAGAAAATATTGGTGGCTTTATAGAAATTGAAGATAGTGTTCTTCCAAATTTATATAAACAAGGAAGTATCTCTGTTTGGGTTAAATCTTATGAATATAGCGATAATTCAGGTATTATACATAAAGGAGTATTAGCAGATTATTCAGATGAATCTTTAAGCTTACAGATGTATGGTGGTAAAATTTTATTTTATGCCAGAAGAGATCTCGATGGCTTATATGAAGGTGCTTGGATACAATCTGATATAGAGTTAATTGATAATGAATGGTATTTTCTAACGATAACTTGGAAATTTAATGAAAAAGATGGTTCTATGATGTTTAAACTTCATATATTATATGAAAATAACAAAGTAGAAATTGCTTTTAGAGATACCGGGTTAGATGGCGGACTTTTTATGTCAGAAAGACCAGTTTTAATTGGGGCTATGATAGAAAGTGCTTATGTTAAAAGGAAAAAAGATGGAAATTATCCTTTTAATGGATTAATAGATGAAGTTCATATTTACGATGTAGTTAGAACAGCAAGAGAAATACAGAATGACTATAATTTATATAAATAAAAAGACTTGACAAGAAAAGAATAATTGTGTATAATGTATATAACGATTCGCCTATTTATATTAGGGAATCGAAAATAAATGCTCTACGGAGGTTTGTTATGAGATATAACAACAATAACGACATGTGGAAAGTGTTCGATTCACTCTTCACTGATTTCGGTTCTGCTTTTGAAGAAGCAGTCAAAAACGATGGTGCTATTTATAACGCACCAAATTTCCCGCCTGTCAATGTTTATATTGACGAAAAAACAAAGGATCTTAATTTTATGTTTGCTCTTGCTGGATACCAGAAGGAAGATGTAAAAATCTCTTTTGAAGGAGATAAAATGATCTTATCTATCTCACCAGAGGATGAAGAAATTCTAGGAAAAAGAATTCTAAGAAAAGGAATTAAAACTCCAAAAGTAAATACAACTTTTATTGTTCCTAGTTCTAAATACAAAACAAGTAAAGCAACAGCGGATATGGCAAATGGAATACTAAAAGTATTTATACCAGCAGTTGACGAGATTAAACCAAGACAATTAATGATTAATTAGGTTCTATTTCTTACCCCTAGATAGGACTTTCGCTTTGGGCTACTTTTTAGTAGCCCTTTTTTGGGCCTAAAAAAACCGCCAATAAAGGCGGTTTAAAATTTTAATTAAGTTTTAATTAAATAGCAGGAGTTGTATCCTCGTCGTTAGCCTTGATAGCATAATCATATTTGAATGTAACATTACATTCAGCGATTGTGTCATCATCGTAAGAAAGAGCATCACCCCAACCAACAGTAGTAGGCCAAATGTAATAAATATTCCAAAGTCTAACAATTCCACCAGCTGGGTCTAACTGTGCGAGAGTTGAAGATGTACTGTATTGTGTTTTGAAATACATTTGTCCAGTAACTGGATTATAAATTGACTGGGACCAATCATAAAGAATTTGTCCGGCTGATTTAGAACCAGCGATGTAGTCATAAAAAGTTGCTGTAAGGTCAGTCCATGTTGGTTTACCAGCTGTAAAAAATCTTTCATTCAATCTTTGGTTTTCAATTGGATTGTAAGAAAGACCAGGAACTGTTGCTGTGTGCATAGCAAAAGCAAGCTCTGACGGATCTCCACCACCAGGAATTGCTGTGAATTGCATTACAAAGCGATTTTTCTTCAAGTTTTCTAAACTTGAACTTTTGCTTGTAGTTAATGATATAGCCATTATTTTCTCCTAATTTTCTATATATTATTATCTTTTTATTTTGTAAAGATAAAGATATAAAAAGTTATCAAAGAATATTATTTGAGGAAAATATGAATAAGAAAGAATATTTAAAAAATTATACTGAATTAAATAAAGAAGAAATTAAAGAATATAAAAAAGATTGGTATAATAAAAATAAAGAGAAAATTAAAGAAAAATCTAAAATATATTATCAAGAAAACAAAGAAAAGATTAAAGAAAGAAATAAAATGAATAGGATAGAAATGAATAATAGTGATGTCAATTATAAAATTAAAAACAATGTCCTTTCTAATGTTCAGTCTGGTATAAGAAATGGCTTTTTCGATAAAAGACTTGAAAAAACATTAGGATATACAGTAAATATTTTAATGATTAAAATAGAAAAAAATTTTATAGACGAAATGAATTGGAATAATTTTGGTTCAAGATTTATACATATAAGAAATTGGCATATACATCATATTGTTCCAATGAAGATATATAACTTCTACAATGAAGATGAAATAAAGAAATGCTGGGATTTAGAAAATTTGCTTCCAAGATGGAACGATGAAAGAAGCGATGAAATAGATTGGGATGAAATAAGAAAAAGAAAACTTGAAAGAATTTTACCAGATACTATACTTGTTGATGATATGGCAGGGAATAGATATGAGATTTAATACTATGGTAAAAAAGTTTGTTTATTTCCTTGAAAACAAAAATCAGTATAATGAAAAATATGCTGATATGATACTTGAAGAAGCAATCGCATATAATAAGGTAGCAATTCTAAAAGAGCTAGAAAGACAGGTTAGAATTTTTATGACATATGATGAGCAACCAGATAAAGTTAATTTTAACTATCTTCCTTTTTGTAAAATGTTTATGGAAAATGAAAAACCAAAGACTTTTTCTTGACAAAAAAAGAATAATATGTTATTATTAATTATGAATAAAAAATATACATTTTTAGAATTACAAGAAAAATCTCCTAAAGAATTAAATAAAATAAAAGATGAAATGTTAGGAAAACTGAACGCTTGGAGTTTGAAGAAAAACAGAGTAATAAGCAACATTCTTTATATTCAAGATAAAATAAAAGAGGAAGAAGAGAGTGAAGAAAAAGAAAGAGAGTGAAGAAAAAGAATGATAATGAAACAAGAACTTGAAGAAGAAATAGTAAGAGTAGAAACTCTCGTTGAAGATATGGACTTAAATCCTAACGCTAATCTAAAAGAAATAAAAAAAGTTCAAAATAAATTATCATTACTAAAAGAAGAACTACGGGGGCTTCATGGAAATACTTTTAACTTCTGATTGGCATATCCAATCAGGAATATATACAGATATAGGAATTGATTATATAGACCATCTTCAACTCTTTTGTAAAGAGAGAGGAATAAAAGATATAGTTATCGCTGGTGATATATTTGAAAAATCAAGTAAGATTAAAAATGACGCCTTTATTCCATTGTTTTTTAAATTCATGGAACTTAAAAAAGCTGGATTTAATTTAATTATTATACTTGGAAATCACGACATTTATTCAGTTGATAACGATAGTATTGTAGAAACATTTTCTGTATTCGGTAAAGTAGTAAAATCTTTCGAACAGATAGAAATTGGTGGAAGAACATTTGATTTGCTTCCTTATACAAAAGATGAAAATGAAATACCTGATAGTGGTGATTATCTTATTACTCATTTAAGTATTGCCGATTTCGCATTTGATAATAAATATCATGTTAGCGAAAAGGCTGGCTTCCCAAGGAAGCTTTTTGCTGGATATAATAAAGTATTCACAGGACACTTCCATAGACCACAAGAAAAGAAGAATATAATTTTTATGGGTTCTCCATATCAAATGAATTTTGGAGAGATGGGGCAGAAAAAAGGTTTTATTACATTAAATGTAGAAACAGAAGAATGGGAGCGACATTGGTATGACCAAGCTCCTGTATATAAAAAGATTAAGAGTGAAGATTTTCAAAATGTTGATGTAGTTAATTCTTTTGTTCAGGTTGAAATTAAAGACAAGCTTGATAATTATGTTCAGTTAAAGCATATTCTTTATGAGAGAGGAGCATTAGATGTTACTCCTAAATTTGTAGAAGAAGATGTAGATATAAATGTAGATGAAGATTCAAAAATAGATATGAACTCATCAGTAAAAGATATGGTAAAAGAATATATTACAAATAGTATTGAAAGCGAAGGAATTGATAATAAAAAGTTGATTAAAATATTTGATAGCGTTCTTGAAGCAATGTAATTATTGACAAAAAAAGAATAATAATGTAATATAGATTAAGAGGATAAAATGAAAATTACAAAAGGAAGAATAAACTCTTTACCAGTTATTTTTAAATGTTATTTAGATGATACTATTATGATTAATTTAACCAACGAGAAGATAACTATTTTTTACGATGGAACTTATAAGCAGACAAAAAAAAGAAAGAGACGAGGTTAAATGAAATTACAATATGTAAAACTTAAAAACTTCAAAAGTTATCCGGATCAAGAGACAAAAATAGATTTGAGCTTTGATGGAATTAAACTTCTTGTTGGAGAAAATGGTTCCGGAAAATCTACTTTCTTTGATGCTATCATATGGGGCATATATGGCAAAAATAAAGATGGAGCTGATGGAGTTGTTAATAGAAAAACAAAAAAGAATTGTAAGGTTGAAGTTGGATTTCGTGTTGGGAGTAATGACTACTCTATAGTTAGATACAGAAAACATGACACTAATGGAAACAAAGTTTTGTTTTTTAAAGGAAAGAAAAATATTTCTCAAAGAACAGCTGGAGCTACTCAGGAATTAATTGATGAAGTAATTGAAATTCAATACAACACAATGATTTCATCTGTTGTTTTGTCTTCTGAGCTTTATACTTCTTTTTTAAGATCGTCAAGGTCAGAAAGGCTTAAAACTTTTGAATCAATTCTTTCTTTAAAAGAGATTACTTTATTTTACAATAAGCTTAAAAAGCTAAAAGATCCAGTTGATGAAAAAGTTAAAAAGATAAGTTCCGATGTTGACAAAACTTTTGTTGCTATAAAATCATTATCTGATAATATTGATGAATATAAAGATGGAGTTAAGAAAACTCTTCTTGAGTTAAAAGTAGAGAAAGAAAAGCTACAAGATGAAGTATTCAAACTTACAGAGAAAATTACTGAATATGATGTAATTGATATAGATGTTGAAATAGAAAATAACTCTAATTATGATATTATTAAAAAAAGAAATGATGAACTAAGAAAAATAATAAAAGAAGAAAACAAGCAGATTGTCTTTATAGATGGTCTAGTTGCAGATATGGAAGAAATCCAGACTGAAATAGATGAAAATAAAAAAATTGATGTTCAAAAAGAGATTTCTTTCCTTGATGAAATATCTAAAATAGAAACAAGTAATAATAAAATAGAAAGTGGTATAGATAAACTTTCGGTTCTTGAAGTAGATACTTATCAACTAAAAAAAGCTATTAAAATTAAGCAGGAAGAAAAGAAAACTCTTATTAAAGAAATTAACAATATAAAAGAGCATCTTGATGTTTGTCCTACTTGTGGTCAAAAAGTAGAAGCTCAACTGACTAAAAACTTAATTGACGATAAAGAAGATCTTTTAAGAAAAATAGAATTAAAATTAAAAGAAGATATTGAAATTTTAGAAAAAGCTGAAAATAAAAACAAAGAAATAGAAGAAGCTATTAGTAAATTAAAGAATAAAATTAAGGAAGTTCCAAGTAGTAATTATAAAAGAGATTTTTTAATATCAATAAAAGATGACATTAAAAATCTTGAACATAAACTATCATTAATACTTAAAGATATTGAAAGCGGAGAAGATAAAAATAAAGGTATTAACGAAAGAGTTGAAAAATTAAATAGTGAATTAAACAATAATAACAAAGCATTAAAAGAACCTGAGTATCATACTGTTTTTCTTAAAGACTTAAAAGAAAAAATTGTTTTAATGAAAGATGAAGCAGAAGAAAAAAGACTTGATATTGAGAAGATTGATGTTAAAGCAAAGTCTTCATATGACAAAGGATATATAGATAACACACAAGAAACTATTAAAAAACTTAAAAAGAAATTAACGAGAGAAGATAAAAAATTAGGAGAAGCAGAGAAAGATCAAAAGCATTATGAAGCACTTCTTACAGTGTTCTCCAATAAGGATAGTGGATTTAAAAAATTCTTTATTAATAAAATGATAAGTGTGTTTAACGATAGAGTTAATTTTTATCTTCCGTTCTTCTTTGATGAAGATATGAAAATTGAGTTTGACAAAGACTTAAATGAAGTTATTAAATTAGAAAATGAAGAAGTTACATTTGCCAGTTTTAGCTCTGGACAAAAAACAAGATTTGATATTGCTATTTCGTTCTCATTGTTTATGATGGTAAAGATGTTCTTTTCTTCTACTATTAATCTTCTTGTGTTTGATGAAATACTTGATATGAATTTAGATAAGAAAGGATTTAATTCAGTTCATGATATAATTGAAAACCTTGGTGAATATAACACTGTTTTTGTTGTTTCTCATCAAGAGTTCTACAAAGAAAAATTTAGTCATCATATTCATATTAAAAGGAAAGATGGATTTAGTTATATTTATCAAGAGGTATAGATGAAAGAAGAAAGTAAAGAAATTCTTGGTCTTATCAACAGCGTAATAAGTAAAAATAACATTAAAGAAAACATTAAAGAAACTTATGGAGTTGTTGTTGTTGAATCTGGTATTATAAAAATTTTTGATGATTTTGAGATAGTATTAGAAATATGGAAGTTATACAAACTAGCATTAGCTCTTGAAGATAAAGAAATGCTAAAAGTAATAATGACAGAAACTACAAGCGGTGGAATTATTGATATTGGCTTAACTGTTGTTGATGTGGCAAAAATACTTTCTATGTATCCAATTTATAGATTTTATGTTGATGATGAAGAAAAACAGATAGTTAATGTAAGAAAAGCACAAGCGATAGATAAATTTCTTTATGAGATACAAGAACAAGACAGTGAAGAATAAAAAAGGCAGCCAACTGGCTGCCTTTAATTTATCCAATTTTTGAATTATATTGTTCTGGATATTTTTGAACTGGGATATCAGTTAAAGTTTTTTCTTCACTATTTTTTCTTGAGATTACATCAGGAGCAATTTTTGCTTTAGCTGCTTGTTCTTTTTGATCGTCAGAATTAACAAAATCTTTAAATTTTTCTGGATACCACTTTCTAATTATAGCATCGCTTGTAGTTGTTTTAATTTTATCAACAACTTTATCAGTAGTGCTTTTAATTATTGGAGCCGCAACTTCAGCTCCTCTTTTAGCAGCATCTTTAGAAACTTTTGCTGTTTTAATAGCAGCGTCTTTCATTGTTTGAGCTACTCTTGAATTAGCAACTTTAGAGACTTTTCCTTTAACGAGATTACCAGCGTTTTTTGCTGATTGAGCTAAACCTTCAATTCCGCTTTTCATTCCTTTTAAGGTAGCTTGGTTCTTCGCAGCTTCAATTGCTGTATTGATTTCTCTTAAAGCTTTACTTGAATTATTGGTTGCTTTCAATCTACTTCTTAGATTTGAGTGATTTGAATATTTATCTTGTTGTTTATCTATTGTACTAATTAAAGAATTTGCTTTTTTCTGTAAATCAGTAGCAACTTTCTTCATTTTCATTTTCTTTTTTTCGTCTTTTGCTTGATCTGCTCTATCGTTAATATCAGTAATAGCAGCTTCTAAGTTTTCAGTAGCTTTTTTAGAATAGAAGGATGGACTCCGTTCATCACTATCAGGAGGTAGTCTTTGTTTATCAGTTTTCTCTAATTTAGTTACTGGGATTGTTTTATCACCAGCTTTAATATCTTTGATTTTTTCACCTTCCATTGCTTTTGGTGTTGCTTTACTATCTTGAGGTGTTTCTGCTTCTGCTGTTTTATTTTTAGGTGTTTCAGTTGTATCTCCAGCTTTTTTATCAGTAGCTCTAATACTTCTAATTAATGGTTTTGTCCCAGCATTAATGTTTTTAATAACCTGTAAATCTTTAACACTTTCACCTTCTTTTGGAACAACTCCAAGAGAATTAAGATAATCTTTTGATGCTTGGTCTTTATTAGCAGCAAGAACACTCATAGCCAATGCTAAATTTTTATATTCATCAGTATCTGTTTTAATAGTGCCTTGCTCTGCATCGTGCATAAAAGCAGTTTTAAGTTCTTTATCTTTAAGAAGTTGATCAATTATTTCTTTTGCTTTTGTTTTAGCTAGTTTGCTAGTCTTCCAAGCATTGCCTTTAATTTTAATCATTTCATCAAAAGTATTGATTGCTGCTTCATTTATTTTATTATTATAATATTCTTCAAAAGATACCATTTAAAATCTCCATTATTCATTTATTTTATCTTTACAGTTTCTCATTGACAAGAAAAGAATAATATGTTATTATTGTATAAGGAGAAAATATGTATTCACACCTCCATTTACACACCTCAATAGGCTCTCAACTTGATGGAATTGGAACGCCAGAGCAATATGCCAAACTCGCAAAAGAGTATGGGCATAACGCTCTGGCTATTACAGACCACGGAAAAATGAATGGACACTATGATCATTATTTAGCTTGTAAGAAATATGGAATTAAACCTATCTTTGGTGTTGAAGCTTATGTTGAATTTAAGTTAAAACGAGAAGAAGATGTAAAAGGTAAAATAAAAAGAGTTAGAAATAAAAATATGCACCTTGTTCTTTTAGCAAAGAATGAAGTTGGATATAAAAATCTTTTGAAGTTAAATTATATATCTAATGCTAATGAAAGTCATTATTACTATAAAAATCATATTCTTATTGAAGAGCTTTTTAAATATAAAGAAGGAATTATTGTAGGAACTGCTTGTATGGGTTCTCCATTCGCAAGATTATATAGAGATGGAAAGAAAGGACAATCAGAAACATTATTTAAACTATTTAAAGATAACTTCAAAGATGATTTCTATGCCGAAGTCCAAATGAATGAAATAACTCATGGAATTGATAATTTTGAAAAAGGACAAATATCTGTAAATGAGTGGATTATCAGTTTAGCAAAAAAATATGATGTTCCAATTGTTTTAACTGGCGATGTTCATTATTCAAAACCTGGGTTTGATAAAATTCAAACATTAGCAATTGCTATAAGCAGAGGAGTTACTCTGGAAGAGCTTGATTGGGAGCTTGAAGGCAAAAGTCTATTTTATATGAAAGAAGAAGACTTTCATTCCTTTAATGAAGAATGGGGATATGGATATTCGAAAGATGAAATTAATGAGTGGTGTAATAATTCAACTTTAATTGCTGATAAATGTAATTATGAGTTTAAAGAAAGAAATAGATTACTCCTACCAAGTTTTTCAGACGATGATGATAGTTTATTAATTAAAGAAAGTAAAAAAGGACTAATTAAAAAGCTTGGAGTTAATTCATTTAACGAAGTTCCAATAGAATATGCAGAAAGACTTGTAAAAGAAATTGAAATTATTATAAGAAAAGGCTTTTCATCTTATATTATGATCTTGTGGGATGTATTTAACTTCTCTAAAGATGAAAAGATAATGAGAGGACCAGCTAGAGGAAGCGGTGGCGGAAGCTTGCTTCTTTATTCTCTTGACATAACAACACTAGATCCTATAAAATATGAACTTATTTTTGAAAGAT